TATAGAGACAAAGCGGAGTGGTACACAAGAAGGTTTATTGATTATATGTCGTTTAACCAATCCTTATTCCCTGAGTATTATTCAAACACAAATAATGATATATACCCAGATAAGGATGCAACATTCAACGGATGGGTTCTGTAAGTTATAAACCGAAAGATAGCAACATTCAAAAACTATTGATGTTCATTAAGCAAAACGAGGCAAAAAAATAGTTATATAAAAAGAAATAAATGTACACAGACAACAACATAGGATGGGGCAAGATATACGACACTACTTGGTGGGGTGATGGAGTCATCAATCCAATATACTGGGGTATTGTATATAGCGACTACGCATTAGGTTATAAAATCTTCCAAGATATTGTAGCTGATGTAGATGCTTTAGAAGCGAGAGTGATTGCTGATGGTGGAGTATTTGAGGCTTATTACTGCACGATTGACAATATGAATAAGAGTCTTGGTGTGAGTCCTAATTACTTTAGCACAGACTTTTTAAGAACTAACATAGTAAGAAAATATACGGAGAGGGTAGCTGATGCAAGTGCTACTCTTGAGGCTATTTCTTGTGTAGAAACTAACATAAATAAAATTATAATGTAATGAGCAAATACTACGATGCTTCTTTAGTACAAATACCATCGGGATACAAGGCAGGGACTTTGTATTCTGTACTACCTGCGAATGGAGATGGTGACTTTGATTTCACAAGGGCTTCTATTGCCACCAGAGTAAATGCTGAGGGGTTAATTGAGACAGTAGCAAGTGGAGTTCCAAGATTGGATTATCCTATTTTAAATGGGGTTGTTCAGTCGTGTCCTGCTTTGTTGTTGGAACCTGCGAGGACTAACTTAGCTTTGCAATCTGCTGATTTTACAACTACTTGGGCTACTTCTGGAGTAACCGCTCCAACTGTTACTGCTAATCAATTTGTTAGTCCAGATGGTGATACTAACGCAGATAGATTACAAATTCCATCTCTTGGAACTGCAAGTCTTTTATTTCAAGGCATTTCGCATACAAGTGGACAACAAATAACGCTATCTGTTTATATTAAAAGTAATACATCGTCTGAGCAGTATTTTAGGATTTATGGCGATTTCGGTGTATCAATATCTTCAGCATTTACTGCTACATCTCAATGGCAAAGATTTACTTACACATTTACGGCGAGTTCAACTGGAACAAGAAATATAGGTTTTTACAATGTTACAAATGTTAGCTCTGATTTACAAATATGGGGATTCCAAGCGGAAGCAGGTTCTTACGCTACTTCATACATTCCAACATCGGGAACAACAGTAGCAAGAGCAGCAGAGGTATGTAACGGAGCAGGTACATCTGCTGAGTTTAATGATTCAGAAGGGGTGTTGTTTGCTGAGATTAGTGCTTTAGCTAATGATGGAATTATAAGAGCCATTGCTATATCTGATGGTACTGGATTTAATAGAGTTAATATAAGATATACTGGTACAAGTAATCAAGTTGAGTATTCTTTATTTGTTAATGGACAAACCACAAAAACATTATTTCATAGTATTTTAGACTCAACTATAACATCTAAAATTTCTGTTCATTGGAAGACAAACGATTTGAAGTTTTATGTAAATGGTTTTTTAGTGGGGTCCATTTCTTCTGCTGTTATGATGCCTAATAATACATTAAATCAGCTTAGATTTGATAGTGGAGCAGGATTATCTCCTTTCTACGGAAAAACCAAACAACTAATAGCATTTGATGCAGCATTAACTGATGAGCAATTAGAAGATTTAACCTCTTGGGATTCATTTATTGAAATGGCTCAAGCACAACAATACTTAATATACTAACTATGAGTGCAACATTAAAATTCGGTGCGGGGGCTTGGGCAGCTAAAGCAGGTTCTGTCCTTGCGTATAACGATGAGAACAATAACTTTAAGCCCCTGCCTTTTACATTTACAAGGGCAAGTACTGCTACAAGAGTAAACGAGAGTGGACTCATAGAAAGTGTAGCAAGTGGTGTACCAAGAATCGACTTCTTAAACAACGCTGATGGACATTTGCTATTAGAGCCAAGTAGGACTAATTCAGCTTTGTATAGTGAACAATACGGAAACTCTCTTATAAATGTTACTGTTTCAAGAAACGATGTATCATCTCCAGATGGAGAAGTGACTGCCGACAGAATCATAGATAATTCGTCTAACGGAGAACACTTATTAAGTTATAATAGTGCTGGAAGTGTTACAAATGGTGCTTCTTATACATTCTCTGCGTTTTTTAAATCTGATGGAACTGGAGGAAGAGGGGTTATTAGATTTTACACTGGTGCTTGGCAATATTCTGTTTACAATTTAGATAGCGGTTCTGTTTCATACACATCTGGCGGGACTTCAAATATAGTAAACTATGGTGATGGATGGTATAGATGTTCTCTTACTGTTACAGCAGTATCTGATTATAGTGGATTAGTAGGTCAAATTGGTATTGCCAATTCATCAAATAAATATACTTATCAAGGTGCTTCAAGTCTTGGTGTTTATTTTTGGGGTATTCAATGGGAAGCAGGCTCATACGCTACAAGTTATATTCCTACGAGTGGTGCTGCGGTAACAAGGGTTGCTGAGGTCGCTTCTCAGACAGTTCCAAGTGGTATTATCGGACAGACTGAAGGTACTATTTATGGTGAATTTAATGTAGAGAGTATATCTACTGGTTTTAGACTCGTATCGACAATAAGCAGCGGCACATCAGTCAACTTTGTTGCTTCGATTATCAACGGAACAACTTTTATTGCTCGTATTAGAGCTAATAGTGGGGCTCTTAGAGATGTAAATAAAACCAACCTAACTAACGGGAATCATAAGTATGCTATTGCATATGCCGATTCAGACCTTACTTTTTATGTTGATGGAGTTCTTGTGGGTCAAAACACTTCTGCAAGTGTAGCTTTTAACTTAGAGTTGATTAAATTAACCGTAGGTAATGATATACTCGGAAGCAACGAATTATCTGGTGGTGTTTCAAAAATCCAACTATACGACACAAGATTATCTAACGCTGAATTAGCAGCACTAACATCTTTATAACTATGTCACATATATTTAAAAAATACGCTTTTTCTTCCAAAGAAGATGCTCAAGCATTAATTGAAGGACTTGGTCTAAACGAAGAAAAACAACCTACTCACTCACACACTATCGTAGAACTTGGTCATATCGTAAAGGTACAAGGAGAATACGATGAAGAAGGAAACGAGTTGGTCGCTCCTATCGTATCTGACAAGTACTCCGTAGATGTACTATGGGTAGTAAAAGAAATCACCAACATTTTATCTGAAGCGGTATATTCCGAAGAAGGCGAGTTAATCTCTGCTGAGGTTAGCGAAGTAGCTTTCCCTGAAGGATGGGTAGAGAATGAGGTTATTCCATCAGGAGGTGGAGTACACACATTCGCAGGATGGTCTTTCGCATTACCTGAAGAAGTAGTTTAATAAAATCGGTCAATCGGGAGCTTAGGCTCCCTTAAGACCTTAATAAGAATACAATGGCAATCGACAACAAGATTTCTTTCATAGGTGGATACATTTTAACTGCTGCTACTACCATTGAGTTAATGGGCTTATTACAAGCTGCCGCAGTTGGTTTTATAGGTGGTCTATTCGGTCTTATAGGCAAAGAGGTGTTTTACTTCGTTAAGAGAAAGATAAAGAATGGGTGAGAATCTGCCAAAGCTAAGTGATGACTCTTCATTGAGTATAAACATCAAATGGCTTATTCAGATTGTCATTGTGGTAGGTGGAGCGGTATTGCTTTATACCAAACTTGAGAAGAGGATAGCTGACCTTGAGAATGAAACAAAGTCACTAAGATACAATCAAAACACCTATGTGTTTCCAGACATCCGAACCTTAGAGAACGAGATACTGGACTACAAGCTACACAGAGAAAGAATACTAAAAGACTTAGACCAACTAAAGAAAGATAGGTAAGTGCATTTTTTGCACAAGGATAAAAACATAGTAAAATGAGCGGATTAGAAAAGAACTTTAAAGAAGGAATAACGACTACCATATTAGGCTTTATGCTACTAATAGGTAACTTCTACTACTTGCTTGAGAAAGATGGTGGTGCTACTATATTCTTTGGTATGTTGCTTATCTCACTTGCTTTGTTCTTAGCCCCTGATGACTTAAAGAGCGGTATCAAGGCACTAATCAAGAAAAACCAAGATAAGAGTCTGTAATCACATTGTAATTACATTGTTTAACGATTTATGAAAGTATCTAAACACATATCTTACAAAGAGGCTACACAGAGTCAGACTGCGGTTCGTAAAGGAATCAACAATGAGCCTGATGCGTATCAGTTACAGAATATGCAAGTTTTAGCTGAGAAGGTATTTGAGCCACTTAGAGAACACTTTGGAGTTCCTATTGCTATTAACTCATTCTTTAGGTCTCAGAAGTTAAACAAAGCTATTGGAGGTGCTTCAGGTTCACAACACACTCAAGGTAGAGCCATAGATATAGATGATACTTTAGGAGGTGTAAGTAACAAACAGATGTTTGATTGGATTAGAGAGAATTTAGACTTTGACCAACTCATTTGGGAGTTTGGTAATAACTCAAATCCTGATTGGGTACATATCTCGTATGTTAGTGAGAGTGAGAATAGAAAACGAGTTTTAAAAGCATCTAAGAAAAATGGGAAGACTGTCTATACTGTTATGTAGTTTATTGTTCGTTTCTTGCTCGGTCAAAAAGCGTACTACAAAAGTTTCCCAAGATATTAAAACAGAAGTCTCAACCATTACAAAAGTGGTTAAGCAAGATTCGATTAAGTACGATTCTGATACTTACGAAATCATAGTAGAACAAAAAGACTCCTTAAAGCCTATATCGGTTATTTTAAATGGTGTAGAAAGCACTTTCTCTAACGCTAAGAGTGTAACTATACGAAAGAAGAAAGAGTCTCTTAGAACGCATCTAAACGAATTTAAAGAAATCGTTAAAGATTCAGTTGTGGTAGAGAAAACTAAAGAGAAGTTGTTTGAGAAGGAAAAGTCTTTTGATTATAAAGCGTTATATCCTATTTTCTTTGTTATAGTGTTCTTTGTATTATTAAGAACTATTCTAAGTAAGTTTAGTTTGTTTTAGTAAGTGCACCACATATGAGTAGTATTACTAAAAGAAAGAAAAGAAAAACAAAAGAAGTTTAAGAAAATAAAAAGAAAAGAAAGAAAAAGCCCCTAAGAAAAAGAAATTTTCCAATTATCTGTTCCAACAGTCTTCCATCTTTATTAGGTTACTGAAGTCTTCCATCATCTTGGGGATACAAACATAAGAAAACTTTTTATATATTTGTGTGTAACCAATAAAAAAATTATGGAGCAAGATTTTAAAGAATATGTTTTCAATGTAGCAAGAGACTTTAACTTATCAATCAAAGATAGGGTAGACAAACTTTTAGAGATAAACGCTTTTATGTACACCGAACTTGGAAGTGATTCTACTAAATCCGAACGAGAAGAAGCTAAGAAGAACTCAAGGGTTATCTTTAGAGCGATTAAAGAAGTAGACCCATACATAGGGGAAATGTTTTTACAACACCAAGATAATCCACGAGAACCAAGATACGATGCGAAAAGCTAAACGAAGCACACTTGTAACGAATCTTGATACAATCTTCTCTAAGTACATTAGAACAAAGTATTCTAAGAACGGGAATGTTGAGTGTGTTACTTGTGGAAGGGTTTACGACATATCTAAGATTCAAAACGGACACTTTATATCTCGTAAGCACTACGCTACAAGATGGGATGAAGAGAATGTTGCTCCACAATGTTATGGATGTAATGTAATGCAGTATGGACAACAATACTTATTTGCTAAGTGGATAGATAAAACATACGGAGAAGGAAAGGCTGATGAATTACTACAACGCTCCAGAGAGGTGGTAAAGTTTTCTGATTACGAACTAAGGGAAATGATTGAGTTATATAAGCAAAAACTAATGCGATTAAAAACATAATTCGACATATATACTTATATTTGAGGAGTTGATATTTGTCTATCTATTCTGTCTTGGAAAAGGAGGTGTTTGAAAAAGCATCTCTTTTTTTTTGCACATATGTTGTTGATATAAAAAAGTTTTATATATTTGGATATTGTTAAACCAATTAATAGACAAATGGAAGACTTAATCAAAGAAAAAATCAAACAACTGGAGTGGAGCGAAGACTACCACGAAAGAGAACTTGCACTCGTTAAGGTACAACTTGAAGCCCTGAGAAACTATGGAATTCAAGGTTGATTATCTAAACGCACGAGTAGATGCCCTTCAGAGAAGGATTGAGGAACTCGAAACGACTCTCAAATACAGAGAGGAGTTAATAGACTTACTAAACGCACAAATCGAAATTTTTAATCAAAACCAAAGAGATGAATTTAACAAGTAAAATTACACACATAGAGCCTAAAGGTGTGTGGAGCAACGGACAAAACACTTTCCAAAAGTATCAAGTAACTATGGCGAACGGAGAGTCGCTTCAGTTCTTAGCTAAAGGAGAGTTTAAGAGAAGTGTAGGTCAAGACATTACCTATGAGAAGAATGAGAAGTACGGAACTGGAAAGTTAGTTCGTGAAGAGCAAACATTCACACCAGCACCTCAACAAAAGGAAGATGTACAAACCTACATCATTAGACAATCAATGTTAAAAGCTGCGGTAGACTATCACGCTGGATACCAAACAAGCATTGATGATGTTTTACAAACTGCGAGACAATTTATTACATTCGTACACAATGGATAATCATTCACACGAGTTCGACTGGGATAAGATTAATTCCATTGAAGATATTAAAAGAGTTCTCCAATCATTGGGGATTAAATTAAACAAAGAAGGAGTAGATAAAAACAACTTAAAAGACTTAATGAAATAATGGCAAGTGAATTAGTAAATGGTGTATTTGCAAAAGAAGCACCTCAGGATTTCGTAGTAACTAAATTATCAATCAAGGTATCTGACTTCGCTCAGTTCCTAAGAGATAAAGAGGGACTCATAAAAGAAAACAATGGATGGTTAAATATGGATGTTCTTAAATCCAAAAAGGGAGGATTCTATGTGGGTTATTCTACTTGGAAACCAAACAAAGAGGTAACAACATCTCAACACTCGCCTGACAGAGCGAATGATGATTTACCATTTTAACTAACTGGGGGCTTTTGCCCCCTTTATTATTTGACAGATGATTATCAAAGTAAAAGACCAAATATCAAAACTAAACGCTATTAGGAAAGGAGAGTTCAAAGAAGGACTTGGTCTTGGTATTCCTGATATAGATGAACACTTTAGATTTAAACCAAGTAACTTCAATGTTATATTAGGACACGCTAATGTCGGAAAGACTACGGTGATTCTTTATATGATGTTGGCTTACTCAAAGAGACACGATTTAAGATGGTTGGTGTTCTCAAGTGAAAATGAAGCATACTCCATTCTTAGAAAGATGGTTGAGTATTTAGAGGGGTTGCCTATCAATAAAATCTCAGAGGATACAATGCTCGAAAGATTATCTTGGTTAGATGACCACTTTAAAATTATCGATGCAAATGAGTTATATACTTATAGAAAACTTTTAGATTTAGCAGGGCAGATTAAAGATGCTTGGAATTATGATGGGTTCTTGATTGACCCATACAACTCGCTCGTAAAGGACAAAGACATCTTAAAAGGTGTAGGTGGACACGAATACGACTATCAAGCAACTACTGAGATGCGAATCTTTTGTAAGACACGAAAAGTAAGTATATGGTTAAACACCCACGCTTCTACCGATGCTCTTAGAAAAGCACATAATGATAAACACGAGTACGCAGGACACCCAGTACCACCGATGGCAAGTGATGTAGAAGGAGGAGGTAAGTTTGTTAATAGAGCAGATGACTTCCTTGTGATACATCGTTATATTCAACACGCTACTGATTGGATGTTCTCTATGATACACATTAGAAAAGTGAAAGATGTGGATACTGGTGGAAGACCAACAAGTTTAGACCACCCAATACGAATGAGGTCAGTTCCTAACAATGTGGGATTCTCAATCGAAGGGGAAAACATATTACACAAAATAAAAGAGAAAGTATGATTTTTAGTTTTAATGATTTGAATGTAAATTTTCAGTTGATACCATTGCACGGATTAGCAATAGGAGGACTGTACTATGACCCAAACCTTGAACCTGATAGGGAAGAGGATGTTGAAGAAGAGGAGTTCTATTCTCAGATAACTCTTATGTTTTTATTTTTCGGACTACATATTACAATCTGGAGAGAATGAGCATCCTCGAACTTGCATTCAAAAGACATAAGAACTGGATAGACATAGTCGTATCGTTTGGATGTAATCGAGACACCGCAGAAGATTTAGTAATGGAGATGTATATCAAGATTGATAGACTTGCATCTTCAGGAACGGATTTGATGTACAAGGATGACATTAACTACTTTTATGTGTTTAAGGTCTTATCCACTATGTTCTTGGATTTGAAACGCAAGGAGGCTAAAACCACTATTGTTAATTTAGATAGTGTAAGTGAGATTTCTACCGAGCAAGATTTGACTAACTACGAGGAGAAGTATCAAGATGTATTAGATGCTTTTGACCAGTTGTATTGGTACGATAAAAAGGTATATGAGATTATAGATGATGGTTTAAGTATAAGCGAACTATCAAGGAAAACTAAAATATCTTACTACTCCCTTTATAATACTTTCAATAAGGTAAAGAAGTTCTTAAAATCACAATTATGAAAATAGGATGTTATATTAAACTTGGAACGATGGTTCACGCAATAACCGAACTGGTAACTTTTGGTAATGCGTATGAGGTTGCATTTTGGGTAGCAAGGAAACTCGGATACGAA